CCAGACCTTGCCCTGGAACCATCGTGGCTGGCATGGCGGCGGTTCCAGCAACAACACGCATATCGGCGTGGAAATGTGTGAGCCTGCCTGCATCAAGTATGTGGGCGGCTCTTCTTTTACCTGCTCTGACACCGCAACGGCAAAGGCGGTGGCGAAGAGAACCTATGAGGCAGCAGTCGAACTGTTTGCTTACCTCTGCAAGATGTATTCCCTTGACCCTCTCGGTGATGGCGTGATCGTCAGTCATCGTGAGGGTCATTCTCGTGGTATTGCTTCCAACCACGGCGACCCGGAGCATCTCTGGAATCAGCTGGGTATGGGCTACACCATGACTACCTTCCGTAATGCGGTAAAGGCTCAGATGACCGCTGACACCAAAGAGGAAACCCCAGCGACCTCCGATGAGGAGACCATCTGGAACTACCTCTATGGCAAGCTGGGCAATGCCTATGGCACCGCTGGTATGATGGGCAATCTGTATGCAGAGTCTGCCCTCAGACCTACCAACCTTCAGAACACCTATGAAACGAAGCTGGGCTATTCCGATGCCGAATATACGGCTGCGGTGGATAGCGGCAGCTACGATAATTTCATCAAGGATTCTGCCGGATATGGACTGGCTCAGTGGACGCACTGGTCCCGCAAGCAGGCTCTCCTGGAATTTGCCCAGGCAGAAGGTAAGTCCATCGGTGACCTCTCCGTGCAGCTGGATTTCATCTGGAAGGAACTGACCGAAAGCTATGCTGGTCTGCTCTCTACGCTGAAATCTGCAACTTCCGTACTGGAAGCATCCACAGCGGTGCTGACCATTTACGAAAGACCTGCTGATCAGGGCGAGAGCGTACAGACCAAGAGGGCATCCTACGGTCAGATCTACTTCGACAAGTACGCCCCTGTGGTGTACCCCGAAAAGCTGACCACGGGCTATTATCGTGTCCGTAAATCCTGGGATGATAAGAAGTCCCAGCTTGGCGCGTATCGTGTTCTTGCCAACGCCAAGGCGAAAGCAGATGCCAACGCTGGCTATTCTGTATTCTCCGATGACGGCAAGGTGGTCTATGCTCCGTCTGCCAAGGCGGAACAAACCGAAGCAGCCTTTGAGCCGTATCTCGTTCAGGTCAGCATTACGGATTTGAACATCCGCAAAGGCCCTGGTACAAACTACGGCAGATCTGGCTACACTGGCAAGGGGTGCTTCACCATTGTGGAGGAAGCCGATGGTGTGGGTGCTTCCAAGTGGGGACTGCTCAAGTCCTACCAGACCAATCGTAATGGCTGGATTTCTCTTGATTACGCCAAGAAAATCTAAGGCTCTGCCCGGTGGCAATACGCTGCCGGGCACCCTTTTTTACCTATGAAAATTCTTTGAAAAATAGCCCTTTTATTGCTTGACTAATCGGCGATAGTACGGGAATATACGATAACCCCCAAAGAAAGGAGGAAACGACCATGCGAATCAAAGTCATCAAGCCCACGGCGGCAGCAGAAAATAAACGCTTGAAGGTATGCGCCTATGTCCGTGTTTCAACGGACTCTCTGGAACAGGAGGACTCTCTGGATAACCAGACCGCCTACTTTAAGGACTACATCCAAAGCAACCCTGCATGGGAGTTTGTAGGAATATATGCAGACCAGGGCATCTCCGGCTTTAAGGAAAATCGCCCTCAGTTCCAGCAGATGATTGCTGATGCCAGGGCTGGCAAGATTGATCTGATTGTTGTAAAAAGCGTATCCCGCTTCGCAAGAAATACCGAGACCGTGCTGAAGTTCTCCAGAGAACTCAAAAGCATCGGTGTCGGTATTTTTTTTGAACTTCAGAACATCAACACCTTATCGGGCCCCGGCGAATTGATGCTGACCATCATCGCAGCCTTCGCCCAGGCAGAGAGCCAAGGTGCATCGGACAATGCAAACCTCACCTACAAAAGAAAGTTTGAGGCTGGCATTCCAGTCCATGACCTTAAGTACACCTTCGGCTTCGATACCGATGACGGTGGCAACACCTACATCATAGAGGAACAGGCTGAAACGATACGGCTCATTTTTGACCTTGCCCACAAGGGCGTGTGGCCAAGCAAGATAAAGCAGTACCTCAATAAGCACGGCATCAAAAGCTGTGCTGGTGGCAAATGGGATGATACTGGGGTGCATAGAGTTCTCCGCAATCCAGCCTACAAGGGTGCGCTGGTGTTGCAGAAAACTTATCTGGATTCCAAGCGTGTCCGTCATAAGAACGAGGGTCAGAAAGACCAGTGGTTCATTGCGGATAACCACCCAGCCATTGTGGACCCACAGCAGTGGGATGAGGTGCAGGAAATCCTTCTTGCACGGAGCGAACAGCTTGCTCCACGACCGCCCCAGAAGCCCTCACAGCCTCGCTCCAGCCGAACCCAGTACCCTTTGACGAACAAGCTGTTCTGCCCTCTATGCGGTCAGAAACTCCATCACAAGTGGAGCAACCAGGGCAAGAGCGAATACTGGGCTTGCAGTACCAATGTGAAGGTTGGTGCGAAAGCCTGCAAAGGCATCTGGCTTCCGGCGGCGATTGCTAACAGATGGGGCAAAATCACCGAGCCAACCACGGTCATTGGTTATAAGGATGAATACGGGATGCAGCAGTTTACCGCATACCCAAAAGCAGAATATGAATTATCGGATGAATGTCCGTACACAAGAAAGGAAGATTGACATGGCAAGACAAGTCGTACACATTCCCGCACAGAGGAATATTGCAAACAGGGCTGTTGCCCGAAATACCAAGCTGAGAGTGGCTGCCTACTGCCGAGTTTCCACGGAGCAGGACGAACAGCTGAACAGCTTTGAAAACCAGGTGACCTACTACACAGAGTTCATCACCAGAAACCCTAACTACGAACTGGCTGGCATTTATGCTGATGAGGGTATTTCCGGCACCAGCACCAAACGCCGTGAGCAGTTCAACCGCATGATTGCAGACTGTGAGGCTGGCAAAATCGACCTCATCATCACAAAGTCCATCAGCCGATTTGCCCGTAACACCCAGGACTGCCTGAACTACTCCAGAAAACTGAAAGACCTGGGGATTGGCATCACCTTTGAGAAAGAGAACATCAGCACGATGGACAGTACGGGCGAGTTGCTTTTTACCATTTTGTCCTCGCTGGCACAGGACGAGAGCCGTTCCATTTCCGAGAACTGCCAGTGGGGCATCCGCAGCCTTTTCAAACAGGGCGTAGTGCATATCAACACCAACCGCTTCTACGGCTACGATAAGGACGAGGATGGCAGACTGGTCATTAACCCAGAACAGGCCAAGGTGGTACGCTGGATTTACGAATCCTATATGGACGGCATCAACCCAGACATCATCGCCAGACGGCTCATGGAACAGGAAGTGCCTGGGTGCATGGGCGAACCGAAATGGACGGTGGACACTATTATGGGCATTCTCCAGAACGAGAAGCACATGGGCGATGCCATCCTGCAAAAGACCTTTACAGCCGACTACCTCACAAAAAAGCAGGTCAAGAACGAGGGGCAGCTTGCCCAGTACCACGTAAAAGATGACCACGAGGCAATCGTCAGCAAGGAACTCTGGGAGGTTGTCCAGCTGGAGATCCAGCGAAGAAAAGACTACATGAAACGGTACGGGCTCCGCACGATGGGACGCAACACGGACGAGCAGCCCTTTACCAATCGGGTATTCTGCGGTGTCTGCGGTCAGCTTTACTGGAGGCGTACCCTTTACCGACTGAACGGAAGCGTTAAGGCTTGGATGTGCGCCAGCCGCTGTAAGGGAAAGGAAGTCAAGGGGTGCATTAACGATACGCTCCTGGAAGCGGATCTGCACAAGGCTTTTGTGATGGCATGGAACGCCATGCTGGAGAACCGTGAGGATTTCTTGGAACACTGGAAGGAACAGCTACATGACCAGAATCCGCTGGTGGTTTTCCGGGCAAAGCAGTTCATGAAGCTGACGGAAAAGGCAAAGCCCATGAAGGAACTGGATGTGAGCATTGTCAGCAAGACCCTTGACCACTGCGACATCAAGCCCCTTGGCGTGATTGATTTCTATTTCCTGGACGGCAGCCACATCGGTCTGGTAACGGGAGAATAAGGCGCGGGCTCCACATCATTCTTTTTGGATGAATGTGGAGCCTATTTTTTATTAATACTATTGACAAGAAAACTTGGCAAGTATATAATGTGAGTATGCAAAGAAAACTTGGCAGAAAGGAGTTTAATATGGATAGAGAAGAAATTCTGAAGCGAAGCCGAAAGGAAAATGAAGGCCAACATGATGAACGGGAAATGGCAGCACATGGTCATGCTTCACGAGTAGGTATGCTCGTTGGTGCTTTTGTATGTGTTGCGCTTGTGCTGGCAAGCGAGTTCATATTTCATATTCCAGAAATAGGCTGGGTTGGATGGCTTGTATATTTCACTATGCAGGGTACCGGCAACATTGTTTTATTCAAAGATCTGGGAAACAGGAAAAGTCTAATTTGGGGCGTTGTAGAACTTGTATTTGCAGTACTCTTTGCTGTTGTGCTTGTAGTGAAAAGTGTGGTGTAATATGGATGAGAAACTGGTACTAAAAAACAACCTTAAGAATGCGCGTAGTGAGAAAGGTCTTTCGCAACAGCAACTTGCAGATATGGTAGGTGTATCGCGGAACACCATCAGTTCCATTGAGACTGGACAGTTTAATCCTACGGCAAAACTGGCTTTGATACTGTGCATTGCTTTAGAAAAGAAATTTGAAGAATTATTCTATTTTTAGGAGGATACAATATGGATATGCAGACAAGTGGCACTGTTGTTTCTGTATCAAAACAATGGTGGTTGAAAGTCAACCGTAAGCCTGTACGAATGCACGCTCTTGACGGTGCGGAATTCCCTTATATTATCAAGGTGAAATATGCTGTTGACGGAACAGAATACACAAAGAGGAAATGGATTAACGCAGGAAAGCCTGTACCTGCTGTAGGTAGCAGCGTGACTGTTATGTATAGTGCGGAAAAACCATCTAAGGCAAAAGTTCTATAAATAAATCGCACGGTCCCGTGTCACTCGTAGCTGGGTGGTACGGGGCTTTTTTGTGTCCAAGGAATAATTCTGACAGAATTACTTTGCAATATGAAAAGACACATCTTGTTGCTATAATTTAATAGCCCCAGAGGAGGCAGATATCCTTTACACGATATGCCTTATCGTGGGATTGGAGGTGAGATAATGAAACAGACAAAGCAAGGTGTGTTGGCAGCACCCACTACGAAGTGGAAGGCTGGCTCCAAGGCAGAAAAGCGTAAGGCTGCGAAAGAGAAAATCAAGAACGCCTATACGGAGGAAGCCAAGGTTGAAGTCATTCCGGCTATAAGGGATTTGACTGCCGACACGCCCAAAATCCTAAGAGTGGCAGCGTATTGCCGTGTCAGCACAGGCCAGGAAGCCCAGGCTGGAAGTTACGAATTACAGGTGCAGTATTACACACAGTACATTCAAAAAAGAGAAGACTGGGAGTTGGTCGGTGTCTACGCTGATGAGGGCATAAGCGGAACGAACATCCACCGCCGAGAGCAGTTCAAGCAGATGATTGCTGATGCGGAGGCTGGAAAAATCGATCTGATTATCACCAAATCCATCAGCCGTTTTGCCAGAAATACGCTGGACTGCTTGACCATCGCCAGAAAGCTAAAGCAGCAGGAGCCTCCTGTTGCTATATTTTTT